TTAGAACCACGGAAAATTGGCATTATTCTTCCTCTTGTTCTTCTTGCTGCCTATCTTCTTCAGCAGTTTCGCTTAAACTAAACCTTGTCCCTTCAATAAGAGCAATCCTGCTTTTAGGAATAATAGGTTGGGCATAATCAAACCCAATCATTTGTTCTAAAAATCTACGCTTTTTGCTTTTTGTACCTAGGTTTCTTATAGAAGAAAACGCTCTTTCTGCAAGCCCAACTTGCAATGCGCTTTTAGCAATTTCGTGTCCAAAAAGTATCTGCGCTCCAGCTCTAGAAATGTTGAGTCTTGACAAATCTTCTCTGCCTGCCTTGACTGTAGCTCTTGCGGCCTCTCCTAGCTTTCTAATTTCTGAAGCTGAGTCTGGAAATAGCTCATTTGCTAAAGTTGGCGACCTTCTTACCATTGTTTCGTACTTGTTTACAAAATCATTTATATTTGTATTTGATCTTGTAAGCGGATCAAGTAAGTCTAAAAGAGCGTCTTTCCTTAAAGCATTCATCTGAGGACTATTCTCACCTAACACTTCTTTTAGAGCTTTTACATAGTTGCCAGCGGCCTTGTTGCCTTGTATAGCATTCGCTCCAAAAATATACTGCCTCATTTGTTCAGGTGTTGCGTCTTTAGTAGACAGTAAGTTTAATACTCTATATCTACCTTCTTTTGACTTAAACTTTTCTCTTAGATAAGTAGATTTTTCTAAAGCGTCTTTCCACGCCGCTTTAGCATTAGCATCGCCTTTAATACTTGTTAAAGAAAGATCATTTAATAAATGCCTGTCTAGTTGACTCTTAATAAGATCGTTTGCAAAAGCAGCAGTAGGGTCTGTTGGTCTATTACTATTTAGACGTTTTCTGTACTTTACAAGTTTTGATATACCAACAGTGTCAGACTGGCTAGGAAGAGATAAATCATCTAGCTCATTCAGTCTTCTTCTAACTTGCTCAAACTGAGGCAAATCAATATCAAAATCTCTTTCTTCAAAGACTGATCTAACTTGATCTCTTAAAGGAGATATGTCATTTATATCAACGTAAGCATCTGTTTCATTTAATCGAGTCCATGCGGCTTGCTCAGCATTTTCAGCAGCTTTTCTAGCGGCAACAACAGACTCAGAAATTTCTGTCATAGCCTCAGTTCTTTGAGTGTCTCCAGCAAGAGTTTCGCCACGTTCAACAATTTGCTCAGCTTGAGTCTGTCTGCTTGCGCCGGGTGAGACTCCGGCAGACCTTGCTTCTCTAGCGGCTCTAGCGCCTTGCATTCTGCTTTGCGTTCTGCCAGTAATTCCTCTTAAACCAAGAAGGTCTGGTGAGAAAGCTATTGCTGTGGCGGTTGCCGTCCCTAGCGTGGTCGAACCAGTAGCGTTTCTAACAGCGTTCCCTGCCGTGTTAGCTGCTTGATCTAGTTCTCCGATAGGTTTAGCTAACAAACCAAAAACTTCTCTTGCTGTTTCGTTCTGAGGGATAGGCGGTACAGTAAACTCTCCTACGCCAAAGCCTTGTTCCTGCACTCTTTCACCTGCTTGTACAGCAGCAAGCATTGGGTCTTCGTTTCCCATTACATACTCATAGGCACCAACTCCAAGTGCTTCACCAGAAGCCTGAATCTGTGTGGCTGTTCCAACTGCTAAAGTTGAGCCTATAGAGCCGAGCGCAGAAAGATATTCTCCAAAATCTAGTGGGTCAGCAAAAGCTGGCGCAGATCTATATTCTGGCCTTGGCTCAAAGCCTTCTTTTGCTTGCTCAGCAACAGCTTCAACAGAAACGGACTCTCCTGCTTTTTGAGCTAAAGATTTTAGCCTAGAAGAAGTTGGGCCAGCGCTAGGCGTAGATCTTTCAGGAGAGCTGAGATTAGGCGTTGTTGGAGAAGATTCAGCAACAGGCTGTGCCGCTAATCTTTTTAATTGTTCTGCTGTAGCCATTATTGACCACCCCCAAGAATTCCTACAAGTCTTTCTCTAATCTCTTCTGGCAAGGCATCAAGCTCTTCAGCATCCGCAGCCTCAACGTATCTTCTAACATCTGCTGGGCCGTTGTTGATAGCTTGGTTAGCTTTGTTAACATAGGTTTTTGTATTTAATCTATTAAAAATTTCATCTCTTCTATTTTTAAACTCTTCTGTACCTCTGTCAGTCTTTTGTCTTTCAAGATCTAAGTAATCTTCTCTGCTGCTTACTTCTGCTACTTTTCTTGCATACTCATCTGCAATTTCAGAAGAAGCTAAGAGAGATGCTACAGCTTTTCTGTTAGCTTCTGGGCTTCTTCCTAAGTTAGTTACAGAGTCTTGGGCTATCCTTACTTCTCTATCGTTCAAGTTGCCTTTGAATTTACTAAACATTTCTGTAGTAAGAATATTTGATAGTCTGTCAAACTCTTCTTTTGTTTCAAGATTGCCTAGAGAAAGGCCTGCTCTTTCAGCGATGTCAGTTAAATTAACGCCAACACTTTCGCCTAATGCCTGCAAAGGAGTCACTAATGGCTGAATAGCTCCTGTTTGAAGGTCAGGTGACGTGATAGTATCCTCAATGTCTACAAGAGTCTGCCTAAGATTCCTAGCAACCGTGCCTGCTTCCGACCGTTCAGCCGCTTCTTCTGCGGACTGCTCACCCAATCTTTGCATAAATGGCGAAGGTTCTTCTGGGCCGCCTTCCACTGTTTGAGAAACATTAGTAGAAGCGCCAAGTCTGTTTATCTCTGTAACTCTGTCCCCAGTAAGACCTATTTCATAATTTTCGCCTTCTGGAATAGATACACCAAAGCGTGATTGCATTTGATTTGCTAGTTCAGTGCCTCCGGTAACACTAAATCTTCTTTCCTGTGGCTCAGGTGTCATTTGTTTGATCTGCATCTGAGTTCTCATAGCCAACTCTGGCTGGTTAAGCTCATTGAATCTGCCTGAGACAAACTCACCAAACTCAGCAGGGTTAGCCATAGGGTCTAAGCCTCGTTGCTGAACTTCTTGCTGCACTTGTTGAATAGCTTGGTTACGTTGCACCTCTGCTGGCGCATCTACAATACCTAGCCCTTCAGCAGCAGCTCTACCACCAAGACCAATTAATCCACCAAAAGAAGCCCCTAACCTAGCGTAAGGATTTTGCCCAGCACTAGCGATAGCGTCTGTCAGTAAGCGTGAGCGTCTTTGCCCACGGCTTTCTGGTTGACTGAAAATACCGCCACCCATAAGGCCACCTGACTGTGTATTACTAGATTGACCTAGTAAATTTGATAGACCCATTAAACCATTTGCCATTTAAGCCACCTTACTGTAATCGACCATAAGATAGCCATGCTCGCCTTCAAACACGGCTTCTGGGTAGACTTCCATAATCTCTTGAGCGATTACACCTGTAGTTGGGTAAACATCTGCACCAATCTCTTTGGCTTTGTCATTCCATTCCCAGTTATACAACCCATTGCCAATCGGGGTTACGTTTTTCTTTAACCTAATATCAGATAAAAAAGTTGCGCCAGCGCCAACCAACCCGCTAAAGAAGTTAGCTTGGTTAGCCTCTGCTTGCTGTCTAAGACCAGCAGTCCCTTCATTAGCTTGTAACTGTCTAGAACCAAACTGTCCACCTAGCTGAGCGAGTCCTAGTGGTGCCTGCCCCACCTGCAAAGCAGAACCCAACAGCCCTTGTTGTCTTTGGAACTGCTGCTGCCTAAGAGCTTCCTCAAACTGCCTAGCAGCAAGATTCTGCTGGAATTGCTGATTAGAAAAGTCAACATTAGCACCAAACCCAAACTGCTCACCCGCAAGAAGTGGCTGCAACAACCCAGCTTGAGCCTGTTGTGCGCCTAATTGAGCCTGAGTTGCACCTAGTCCTTGGCTTCTAGCAGAAAGACCTAACTGGGCCAAGTTTTGAGCTTGTCCTGACAACGCCTGCGCTTGGTTAAATGCTTGCTGCTGCTGTCTTTGAGCGCCTCTAATCAAAGCCTGATTCTGTCCTGCTGCCAGACCTTCTCTCTGCAAAGACCCAGTAGTAGACCCAAGCAGACCTTGGTTAAAAAGCCGTGATTCCTGTGATAGCCTTTGACGCTCTAGCTCAGGGCCATAAATCTCTCTCTGAAAAGCTAAGGCTGAACGTGGATCCCTAGCAATATCTCTTTGCGCAGCAGCTTCTCTAGTTAGTGCAGAAGATTGCTGTTCAAACCCCGGAGCCAGTCCTGCTATATTAGCACCTTGTTGACCAAGTTGCTGGGCAGTTTGGCCAAAAGCCTGCTGTGATCTTCCTAACTGATTTTGATAGTCAGCGAGGCTTATCGGTGCCTGACCGAACTCAGGTGTTTGCACACCTTGCGGTTGAAAAGATCCCGGCTGTACTTGAGAAAGAAGCCCACCAAAAATTCTCTGTAACTCAGGAGATAGCTGGGCGTTAATGTTCTGCCCTTCTGTCCTTACGGCACCTAGAGCTGAATTTACATTATAAGGATTGTAGTTAAGAGGATTAACGGACTCACCGCCTTCTACCCCAAACAACCCACCTACTGCGTCTACTACACCGCCCATTATACTCTCCTATCTAACCGATAGACTTCTCTCTCGATACCATCATCGCAGAGAGGCTTGTGATCTAGTGTTAGTCCATAAATGTTCATAAATTTCTTCAGCTTCTTGTTGTCTGTCTCTACTAGCACATAAAGTGGATTCTGGTGCAAGTCCATCAGTTTGTCTAAATCTTTCCCAAACTCTTCACGGGTTGTCTTGTTATATTTGTATACTTCAGCGTGAATAAAGTTGGCAATATTTTTGTAATTCTCTAGCCAGATCGTATAACTGTTTCTGTTAACCACAGGAACTCTATGGATCATAGTTTCATAATGTAGGCCAATGCAAAATACGGAGGCCGGTTTTCGTGAGCAGCATTTCCACCAGTGTTGTTTATTGTATGCGTATGATTCCCATCTGAAGAAATGTTATGCGTATGATTGCCTACAGAGTTAATGGTGTGAGTGTGGAGTCCAGAATTTAATATATTAAGCGTGTGGCTATGGTTTCCAGCAAAATCACTTAAGTTTGTTCTTACTCGGCCTTCGCCATCAGAAGCAAATTGAGCGCCACCGCCCTTACCACCATCATTATCACAAGGAAGTCCATGTCTGTGTTCACCATCAGTGCTAGTCGTGCCGGGATGTGTGTGCGCCCCGGCGTTGTTCATTGTATGATTGTGTGAACCGTCTGCTCCAGTGGAACCACCGTGGTTATGGTTCCCGGCTGAATTAGTGGTATGGTTATGGCTTGGGAGTTCGTTTTCAGATAAAGCTACAAAAGCGGCACCACCTTTTTCGTTCCTGCCATATGTTGACCCAGCACCAACCACAAACCTGTCCCTTAGATCAGGGGTGTTGTTAGACCCATCACATAACGACCAGCCAGCAGGAATAGAGGTCAACAATCCAGACCACAATATAATCCCGCCTGATGGAATTAAAGCAGTTGATGGGTTTCCTGAATCTTGTATCCCGCCTGTTGCATTAAAAGAAGCAATATTATTTACTTGTGCAGCGCTGACTTTATCAATCTTAGTAGTAGAGCTAGAGGCAATGTTATTAAACTCTGTATCAATCTCTGCGCCAGATACAATTTTATTAGGATCGCCTGATTGCAAAGTATCCTTAACTGCAAAGTTAACTGACTTATTGTAGTTCGCCATTATCGTCTACTCCTGCGAGAAATCTTACCGCCTTTAAGATAAAGGTCAGCTTTTTGTATGTTAAGTTCTGATCCGTTAATTTCTGATTCCATACCAAACTGGATGGACTTGCCGCTGCCAGACATTCTGTACAATATTTGGCTAACTGGGTTTACCCGAGAATATTCTGCAATACTGTACTCACCGATGTTGTATTCAGATGCAATAGATAGGATTTCTACAGCATTGTTTTCTGAGTCAAAGCTAGTAGGAAGAAAATCAAAACCCCATTCAAAAGTAATTCTTGATGAATAACCGCCCTTAACAGTCAAAACGGCCTGTTTAAAGATTTTAGTCGATGTGCTTATTTGACCGCCGCCTGATTCCCAGCCAGTTTTAAAACGCATGTTATAGCTTTCACCGTTGTCGCTGTAACCAGTGTACAAAGCAAGGTATCCGGGCTTGCCAATGTAAACATTATCTTGTCTGTCTACAGCTAAAGCAGTTGGATTGATATCATACCAAACAAACACTCTAGCTTTGTTGTCTGGCGTCAGATACCTTACGTTAAGATAGAAAGTAATCTCAGATGTAGGAAAGGTAATTAAGTAGAATCCATCATCTGCTTTATAACATGACTTAATATTTTTTGATGGCTCTGAAAGGGAAAACTGTGACAAAAAGTCAGATACGTTATCTGCTAAATTCGCTAAAGGAAGCGATCTAACATCACCTCCTGCTTGAATATTACGGGCTAGTGAAATGATACCTTCTTCGCCAAGAAACAAGATGTCATTGCCAATGTTTTGAATAGAGTCACGAGCAATGCAGCCCGTATTGTTGATAATATCTACTATCTGTAGCGAAGTATTAGGATCTTCGCCGCCAGAAAAGAGTACAATTTGTTTACGACCAAAAATGACAAGATAGTTGTTAAACTCTTGCAATCCGATGATTTCATCTGTGCCGTTAGACCAGACCGTATACAAGTTAAGTACGCCCGATGAACCACCTGTTAGCGTGTCCTCTTGCAGCAGGTCTGAATACCTAATCGTTTGCCCATCACCTTCAACGTACCAAACACGACCCCAAGCGGACAGCGCTTCAATAGGATCTACTGGAGCGGAATCAAAGTTAATTTCAGCAAAGTCTCCACCGTCAATCTTAACAATAGGATTATGCCCTGATTGCACACCAATAACCTTGCCATTAAAGTTAGTGAACTTCCAGTTATCAGCGGTAGGTGTAACTGTTCCTGTTACGTTAGTGACAGAGGCGGTTCCTTCGTAGATTTCGTTACCAGCAGACCAGATGATTCTGCTAGTGTTACCGTTGTCAATGTACTCATGAATTGTTTTTGGGTCAGGCTCTCCTGCGAGCTGCTGTACTCCAGCAAAAGGTTTCCAACCTTGTCTAGCAGCAATCGTGCCTTGATTAGACAAAGCACAGTTCCTAGTAGTAACACAAAACTGTGGGCCAATTTCTAGCCCTGCCAGCTTTGTGTTAAGTCCCAGAGAAGCTGGCCCTACAACTGAAAATGGTGTTAATAATTTAGCCATTCTACACTACAAAGAAGTTAGCTTCGTCAGAAGTGTTAATGTTATCCCATGAGATAGCATCAGCAAGCGCGTTTGTGTAGTCACGAAAAGCTAGGTCTGAAAGATAACCTTCGTCCTCGCCGCGCTCATAGATAGCTCTTGACCATGCTCCAAATGTAATAGGCTGCACAGGGCAAGCAATTATTGTTGAGTCGTCAGAGCCGTCAGTGCTGAAATCATTTTGTGGGATAACTGTATCAAAATTAATTGAGTATGCTTTGTCTGGGATAGGGTAAAAATCTACAACTACATCGCCATCGCTAGTAAATCCATTAAACTCAAACCATTGTGGCTGGTCTTCTGTAACGTCATCATGGTTTAACTGGCTACTCATCCATCGTGAGCTAGGTGACTTCTGTAGAAATGTATCTTCTGTGTCATTAAAAACAGATGGGCGTCCAGCGTAATCGTAAATTAAACGAAACCGTTGACCACTACCATTAAGCTCGTACCTAAGTGCTCCGGGGACAGTAATTACATTAATTGTAGACTTGAGGTGTGTCCAATTCCAAGCATCCTCTACCTCTCTTTTTGCATCGTTTACGAATGTGCCGATAAGACGCGAATAAGAGTTATCGTTAACTGATGTAACTTCGCGCTCTCTCAAGCGTCTTAGAACAGAGTTTACTACGGAGAGGTAGGTAGCCATTATTATTCCTCAGTTTCGTCTGTGAACGTCTTCTTTGGGCGTCCTGTGGACTTCTTTGGCTCAGACTTCTT